GTGATAGCCGATCACTTCTGTACGTAGCACAGAGATGGTGCGCCCATGCCCTGCGAGTGCAAGTATAGGCGCAAGGAAGTCAAGGTTCTCGTCGTGCTCGATCGCTATGATCGTCCTGTGCGAGTTCGGTTTCATACACTCTCTCCTTGATGTTGTATCCTCTTCTCAATAGCACTCCCTCCACTAGTCCCCGTACTGCCGCACGCAATACCATTGTGTCAGGCATGTACCCTTCGCTCGGCCCAAGCATGTCGTACAGTTGTATGAGACAAAACTTCGAACATGCTGGTAGTAGGTCGATAAAGAGCTTCATGTCGAATGTGGCTATTGCGTACATACCAACGGGCGTTGGATCGTACAGCATTATGCACACTACTCCACATGCTTGTAGGTCCTACCCTGCGCTATTGCAGAGACAGTTTCTCTAGTTAGTCCGTAGAGTTGCGCAATGTGCTCATGTTGGCGTCCTTGATCCAACAACTTGCGTATAGCCTTGACAACGCTATGCGGTAGACCATGCCGCTCGCGTTGCTTCATGTCGTTCATGTTCTCTTGATGTGTGCCACGCTCAAGATGAAAAGGGTTGCAGCAGGCCCCCTCGACGTCTCCACGCAGATACGCAGGAGCCCCGTTGTCACATGTATGTCTAGGCATCTCGTCTTTGAGTAATGGTCCGTGAAACAACTCGAATACGAGACGGTAGGCAACATGCTTTTTACCACCGTAATCATAGTACGGAATGCCTTTATCACTATGGCCTCCCTTGTACGGCCAGCATTCTGTACGGTCACCACCGCGCATGTCGATCTTTTCGAACACTCCAGCAGCAGTGTTGCGTTTGCCCAAATGGTTCCCCTCCTACAGTAGATACTTAATTGCAAGATACACAGCAGCTATGACTATTACGAGACCAACGAGCGTGACTATTTCTCCAGTCGAGAAAGCGAACGGACCCCATTGGTAGATCATGTCGTGTCCACTCCCTTGATTGTCATCACGTCTTCGGTTCCGTCTGCATACACAGTTACTCGCTCCATGCGACCATCCGCATAGAGTTTTAGACCAGTACCATGTACGAAGTCTTTAGTGTTGATCCACACAAACCAATGGCCCATGTCCCTGTACGTAAAGCCACCGTGCTTGTAGAAGCGAACCGGCACACGCTCAATGCGTATCAAACGTGTGCCGGGTTCTACGTGGATCGGTGTGGACGCTCTAGTTGATGGTTTTGCTTTCTCCATCGTCTTTCTCGTCCACTTCCATCTTCTGAGTGAAAGGATCAATCCTTGCCAGTACTTCTTGAACCTTCATGTGATGAATACTCGCGACGTACCGTAAGAGTGCGTTCGTCAGTTCTGACAATACACTCTCAAAGAGTGTGCCGAAGATGGACAAACTCCTAGCAGGATTGTCTCCGCAATGCGAAGAGACTGTTTTTATGACAACACCGTGTAGCAGAGACATGATCGCTGTCTTCTTGACGAATAGTTCTTCTAGCTCTTTGGTATCGACGTTACAGCCTTCCTTTATGACGCGTTCTGTGACTTGTTTCCTCAGAACGTCGCCGTAGTTGTTTAGCAAGTTGATACTTGCGTTCTCTAGTATTCTGTAGATGTCATTAGACATCAGTTTGATCTCTTCTTCGCAAGCTTTCACCAACTTATTGTCATTAGAATCGAATGTTCCTCGGTCGTCCATGTGGAGAGCCTTTCTTAGTAGCTGTAGCAGATGGGCGCACCGACCAAACGTGCGGTGCAATCTCCCTCGGGTCCAACTTGAACCGTTTGGAAATGTTCTTGACTGCCATCGATATCTCGATGCCCTCACGTTCACGAGCAATGATCTCGGCGCGTGCCTTGTTGGCCTCAACGCCGCAATCCTCGTAACGAGTGCGGAGACTTTCGACAACGAACTTGAGCATCTCTTCGTCCGTAGTCCGAAGAGAGCCGAAACCTTCCAAGGTGCGTGGGACTTCAACGTATTGAATAGAACGCTCCTGCATGATGTCGAGCACCATGCGGGTATGTCGTTCAGAGACACCACGTTCGTATGCATCTGGCTTGCCAACCACGAAGTATGGCCGCTCTTGTGAGAGCAGATCAGCGCAGATAGCAGTCTGCCAGTCCCCCGAGTAAAGTACATTGCGCTCTATATAGAGAGTGTCATGGGACGAGCGCGTGTCCCTACGACATTCACGGTTGAGGAACAGTTCTATGATTTGGGTGATCGATAGTGACGCCATGTGTATCTCCTGTGTTCGAATGTTCGTTACCTCCCGTCTCTAGGCAGAGTGACCTAGACCAGAGACCACGACATTGCTGCCGTGGTCTCGTCGTCTAGAGCAGATTACCTACGAACTTTACCGATTGCAGAAGAGATTGCAGTGCGAGACATCTCGGCTGCGATCTCTTCTGGTGTGACGCGTGTGTCAACGATCTGAACTGTTATCTTAAAGTTCACACCGTCAGAACTCTCGGCCAAGAGAGCAACATTGTCTCCCTTGTCCACGACACTGAAATCGATCATCTCGTAGCGATTGCCGGTGATCTCTTCCTTAATGTCATTCGCTACGTCCATGCATTCCTGCAAGAACAGACCACGTCGCTTCTCGTTATCGATCAAATCGCGAACGTTGCGATCGTCGTCGTTACCAACAATTTTGTCCTCAGTCATACATTTCCTCCTTATTCTAGACCACAATTGGCCTAGACCAATACCGACCAACGCACGTTGATCGGTATGGCGTCTAGGTCAACAGTTGTTCTTCTTTCTCCTGACTTCATATGCGTTGTACTCGCTCCTGAGACAGTTAGTGTATGTCTCAAGAGTACGCATGAACAGTGACCAATTTGGCTTAGTGTATTCATCAAGGGGATTAGCCTTGATGAACTCGTTGATCTTCTGGTCTATCTCGTGTGCCCGAGCATAGATCGCATGACTGTCTTCGAGTTTGCTCATGCTTTCTTGCCCCTCTTCTTGCGGCCTTGCGCTTCATCAATGATGTCACGCAGTTCCTTCTTGAGTGCCGCAGCCTTCTCGCCTCGCCAATGTGCCACGTTGCCGAGGAAGTAGAGGACAATACTGATTGCACTGTCATGCATGTAGTGATCAGTAATGTCTTCTAGTTCCGCCATTGCCGTTAGATAAGGCAGTGCAGCAGGCGGACAAATGCCGGACTTCATAGTCTGTCGCATGTCACGCACTATTTCTCCTGCAATACGCGACAGTGGCCTATGACCGCTCTTTGTAAGCGTATCAGTTGCTATGCTCATGTGCTTCTCTCCGAATAGATCAACGTACGTTGGACTAGATTGTACTAGTGTCGTTTGAACTTGTTCTTGTCGAGTGCTCCAACGCGTACCATCACCATTATATGCTGCTGTCCTGACCAATACCCGAAGAACTGCACACCGTATTCCTTGTGTGCAGTATCAATCTTCGGAATGACTGGTATATCCGGTTTGAACTGGCGCAAGATTTCCTTGCGTATCCCTTTTACTGCCTGCATTGTAGCCACAGTATCGAGTACTGTGTCTCCAATGTTAAATCCATTAACGCTTTTAGTCATGCTTGTGCTTCTCCTCATTGCTGAGAAGTCCAACGCACGTTGATATGTTGATGATGTCGATACATGTGGGCCTTCCCCACCTGATCAACGAATAATAGTTTATCACAAAACCGTACCATTGTCAAGTGGACACGGTTTTATATGACCGTATCTGTATTGCACTACAAATACTATGCCATTGGAGAGCCTATGGACGCATACATGTGGGCACTACATGTGACTGCGGCACAGAGGCTTCTAAGCCTTGCGCTGCCTTGCTTTCTTGCGTCCTGGCCACGTGCGTGCGTGCGATGCTGTTGCCTGTACGCGGGCACAAAAAAGCCCTCGTGCTGGTGGGCACGAGGGCTGATAGATCAGAGTGTGTGATTGTGTATATAGATCGATACGATAACCATCGTAATGATCCACAGTATTCCTGCGAGTTGTTCTGGCTTGAGCATGTGTTCACCGATCAACGTACGTTGAACAAAAGAAAAGGGAGAGTGTATCGCTACACTCTCCCGTGTTCAGTTACGCACGCTTGCGAGTAGGCTTGCTACCTGCCGTCGCACGCTTGATCGGAGTAGGAGTGTGAGCAGTGCCAACCTTAGCAGTCGGTTCCGCTTTCTTCTCCTCTTGCTTGGGCGCTTCGATCACACGCTTCGGCGGGACGTTGGGGTTGATGCCGCCGACAGTCTTACGTCTCTCTTCTCCCTCTCGTACCGCCTTAACGTAAGCGTTAATCTCCGCCAACGTCTCTTCGGCAAGAGCAATCAAGCTCTTGTCGTACGCAATGCGGTCGCCTTCATCTGCCATCGTGGCGAACCTACGCCACACACTGTTAGACATGCGCAACACGTTGATACGTCCAAGCTTGTCGACATCGGTCATATTCACCGCGTTGGCATCGGCACCGCGACCCTGGTCTGTTCCAGGTCCCGCGTTGCCAGTCGGTGCTGTGCCGGCAGTCTGCGCAGTAGTATCGGCAGCCGGAGCGGGCGGAGTAGCAGGAGTGCCGGGCTGTGCAGCACGAGGCGTCACCTTGCCGAACATTTCCTTGCCTTGCTCATTGATACGAGTAACCGAAGCATACGCACCCGGTCCGTACTTCTTACCATCGAGAGGAACTAGACCCTCGCGATCTGCATACTTGTCCGGATCGATCGCAAGAGGATGAACACGTGTGAGTTCTTCACCTGTCTTGCGTGACACGAACAGGTCCGCAATGTGCTGATCTTTCTTAAACGTCTTCTTATGCTTTGCTTCGAGTGCAGCGAGATACGCTCCGCCGAAGACAGTACGACGAACACGTTCCGTCCAAACACTGCGGCGAGTATCATCGACAACACCGAAAGTCTCGGCAATCAAGTCGTCGAACATTTCGCCTTTCTTCTGCTTGTTATTCTCCGCCAAGTACTTCTTAACGGAGAACTTGATCACTTCGAACCGGAAGCCGAGATAGAAGTGATACAAGTAAACGTTGTCCGCGTTGGACTGTGCTTTGTCTGCGGTCTCGGACACTTGCCGAACATGCGCAGCAGACTTGCGGTATTCGTCCGGAAGATTGGACATGTTCCGAGACCAGCGAGCCCGCGCAATGTACTTGCACATTTCCGAATGCGCTTCGCCGCCGGTCTCTTTGTCTTTGAAAAGGTTCATTACTTCGTTGGCCATTGCCTCTTCTTTGAGAACCGCTTTCTTGTACGCATCCGCAATCGCAAGCGGATAGTGCAACGGGTTCTCTTTCTTTCCCTGGTCTGTCATCTCCAGAGTAGCGGCATCGGGAAGGCCGTATTTCGAAAGGAACTTAACGGCATTCTCGATGCGAGCGGACATTGTGAGAACAGGCATTGTGTACTTCTCCGAATATGCGAACCGTTTGAAGACTGCGACCAACGTACGTTGATCGCAACAACGGCAAGCACGGTTCGCGGAGAGCTTACCGTTATTCCGTTATCCCGCCGAAACCAGTTTGCTTGCGTCTACTCCGACTTTGCTATCGCGGAGGTTAGCTCGCTCCTACAGCACGGGAACGCTATGTCTTACGTACTCAACAAACAACCAAACTCGACAGATAAACAATTATCGCATGAATAAAGTTCCATTGTCAAATTACGTAATGATATCAATGTGTTAGGTGATGTCACGTCACAACGTATCACATCATACGTACAACACAATACGACATCACGACCAACGTACGTTGATCACTCTCACACGCGGAGAAGAAAGAAGAACGCACGTATTCGCGTGGCGTAGTCTTATCTGGATTGATCGCCGTCACTCTACACAGACATGCGATCACTGTTCACATGCTACACGGTTGTACTGTGTAGTGCAAAGAGAGGGGTCTGTTTTACTGTGTCTAGTCTTGCGCTGTATTGTGTTGTCAACTAGTAGACTACTGTGATCAATAGTCATTCTCAATTGACTACTCCCCCCGCCATTTCCAAAAACGGGTACCGGTGGAGCTGGTGACTGCGTCGATTGACCTCCATCGAAGCACAATTCGACCAATTGAATTCCACGACGTAGTCGTACGCGCCTTCGAAGACTTCGATCTTCAACATCGTTGTAGATAAACAAAAAGGCACATGCGTTGTCACATGTGCCTGTATTATATTGTATTATATAATATAGTATCAGTCAGTGTATTGCACGCATCTGATACGAACCAGGGCAGTCAACAACTGTAGTAGTTCGAAACTCGTCTGCTTTACTCGTCCAACCAACACCAGCATTATTATCAGGACTAATCTCCCATAACATACGCCGCTCTAATACAGACATCTTCTTTGCTCTCTTCTCTATCTTCTCGTTCCTACGTCTACCTACTGACATCTTCACAGCCCTCCACTCTACCATCTACAATCTCTTGCAGCGTCTTACCACAGACGACACAAGTCTCTCTATTCCAGTGCATCACGTGTCTGCGTACTACGGACTGTCTATTCCGAATGTATTCGTCAGTCGAAAATCGATCAGGATTTACGTACGGCTCCTCCGTCGCCGTGGTATGTTCAGTACTATGCACCACATTCCCTCCAATGTACGTTGATCGGGGACCGTCCCCCCGCCTCTCTTTTTCGCTAACGCGTATTTTATCAAGACTTCATCATCTGTCAATAGAAAAACGCTATTGACAAGGTACGAAAGACCTTGTACTCGCGCACGCGTTCCTTATACACTGTCGTCTATTCGTACCGGAGGGAACTATGGCTTCGTCTTCGCAGTTTTGGGAAAACAGTGGTGGCGTTGATAACGCGGGCGGTGCCAAGTACGCTCTCAAGGTCAACCGTGACTCTATCGTTATGCGTGTCGCCAAGCTGCTTCGTGGCAAGGGCAATCGTAAGATCGCTGGTCTTATGAAGGCACTGAATGGTGCGGCTGCTGGTAGCGATGCTACTGAGACGTACAAGCGTGTTGCGGAGAAGACGCAGTTCGCTGATGCGGAACTCGGTGGTCTTCGTACTATCGAGACGCGTACGATCATCGACCGTGCGACGACTTCGACGGATGAGACGTTGCTTGACAAACTGACTGATCAGAAGTTCAAGCCGACGACGTATCCTGTCGATCTGTCCGGCAATGGTTACGATGGTAACACTGACGGAAAGGCAGGTCGCGTCTAATGCCGCAGGGTAATCCCGCTGGATATCTCCCGGAGCAGACTCCAGAGGAGATTATCCCGACACGAGATATGGCAATGGCGCTCCTTCAAGAAAGAGGAGCGCCGTTGACTAACTACAATCTCAATGGCGCGATGCAGATACTCACTACGAACCCGGAGATACTAAAGCGTATCTCTATGGCTCAGGCGACGACGAACAGACGCGCTCCTGTTGATGCACAAGCTCTTGCTCCGCCTGCCGCTGGTGCTGGTGACGGTCGTTTCGATCTAGCCGAACGTGCAGCGATGGGCAAGCCTCAAGCTGGTGCTAATGTCTCCGAAGTTCCGGAGAATGATGCACAAGGCGAGACAGAGGGACAGTCGTTGTCTCCTGATCGTCAATATATCGAACAGCAGCGTGCATCTAGTGGTGGCTTCGATCTGCCTGCGACTATGTACGCTGTTCCTGCCGCTCTTGCGTTCGCTCTTGCTAAAAGGCGTGGACTAAATGTTCCTACGCCGAATATCGGTGCAGTGGAGAGGGCTGCTGTACCGAGAGCGCGTGCCGCCGGTAACGCGGTAACTGCTGGTGCCTCTCCCACGCCTATGCCTGCTACCGGCGCACAGACACGCGCGGCTGCTGGTGATGCATCAGCTTCTTCGTTCACTGGTGGTCTTGATGGAGAGATGCCTTCTCCACCGAGGTCACGTACTAGTGTACGAGTGAATGGCAAAAGTCAGCCAGATGCGGAGGCTGCTATCAATGCAGCGTCTACTCCTCCGACACCGACACGCAAGCCGTCGATGATCCCGGACAGTGCTGTGACTGGAGAGACTCGTCCTATTCCGAACAATCCGTCGATCCAGGCAGCGGAACGTCAGGCACAGACAACGGGTGTCGTTAAAGCCGGTACTCGAATTGATGTTCCTGGGACTGGTACTGTCACTATCTCTCGTGACATGCCACAGGCTGAATTCGAGAAGCTCAAGCAGGCATATCAAGACGACATTGAGTACTTCAAAGCGTACGGTCGCAAGTATACGCAGCCGCTTTCTGAGAAAGAGAACCCGAACTCTTCGAAGAATGTGAAGGGTCGTATTGACCGTAACAAAGGCGATTGATGCTCGCTAATTCAAATGAACCGCTTGTTCTGCAAGACGGTACGAGAATTGATCCGAGCACAGGGGCGGTCATTCGTGACCGTCCCAATCGCTTTGTTGCAGTACCAACGAATAGAGAAGCGGTGAAGCAGATCACGTCTGCACGACGTAGGCTTGCTGATCTACCTGCACCGCCGAAGACGATGAATACGGTGTCCGTAGTATTCATGTATACTACATTCGGTCTCAGTGATCAGGACATCGCTCTCGCAATGAACCTGACGGTTGACCAAGTTCTTCGTATCAAGGCTAACGATGTCTACGCAACCGTCAGCAAACAGTTCATCAAAGAGATCGCAGACGCAGACACTACAGAAGTCCGTGATCTTCTGGTGCTTAATTCTCGTTCTGCTGCTCAACGTATGTTGGAGTTGGCTGATAGCGAAGATGAGAAGGTGGCTCAGAAGGCCGCCGCTGACATTCTTGATCGTGCTGGTCTCCGTCCTGCCGATGTGCATGAGCATCGTGTTAAGATGGAAGGCGGTTTGACGATCGAGTTCATCAAGAAAGAGACGAATAACAACGTCATCGATGGCGTTGCTGTTGAGATGGAGGAAGTAAGTGACGACGTATCGTGATCTTAGCGGCAATCGTCCTAACGGTGTTCCTGTTACTGAGGATCACGTTCCTCATCTGCCTGTAACTGTCACGCACTGTCCTGTCATCGCTTGTCTCGGTGACAGCATCACTGCACAGGGCTCATTGAATACTGATACGTCGCAGTCGTACAACAACTACGGCTACTTTACGTGGCTGCGTATTCTGTCGTTGCAGCGTGTTCACATTCCTGTGACACATAACTTCGGCGTCTCTGGTGAACGGCTTGATCAGATCAGGCTTCGTGTGAACGACGTTATCAACGCTGATCCGAAGCCGCACTATTGTATCGTACTTGCCGGTACGAATGATGTCGGAACGAGGACCGTGCAAGACATGGTCACCGACATGAAGGCGATCCTTGCGAAGCTGATTACATACGGCATTCGTCCGATCGTCATGCCCATTTTGCCTCGTTCTGACCTTGTCACGTCGCAGTTGCAGAAGCTCATGCGCTTCGACACGTGGCTCCGTGAGTACGTTCGTACGCAAGAGTGGATCATCTTCGTTGATCCGACGCAGGCTTGGATCGATTATGCGAATACAGACGGTGATCCGAGGACGGACTTCACGCAGGATGGACTGCATCCGACACAGACGGGTGCGTATGTCATCGGCAAAGCTCTTGCAGACGCACTAGAGCCGCTGATCCCTGAGCAGCACTTCTATGTTCAGCATGTTCTAGACATCTACGACGCGTCGAACAATCCAGAAGGCAATCTTCTGACGAATGGTACGCTGAACTACGGTATCATGCAGGGGACTTCTGGTACGAAGACTGCGAGTACCGGGTTCACTCCGTCAGGAAACGTTGCGACTGGCTGGACGCTGTCTCGTTCGAATGCTACTTCGACGATGACTGCTGTTGCGAGTAAAGAAGACCCGCGTACAGATGGTCCTGCTACGGGTGCAAGACAGAAAGTCGTCATTGCATCCACTGTTGCTGGTGGTGCGAACGAACTTGTGCTCCTTACGCCGACGTTTACACAAGGAAACGTCGTCGCTGGTGACGTTGTGTACGCAGAGGCGAAGTTTGAGATCAGCGGTATGACGAAAGTCATGTCTGTTGAGCTTCGTTTGACCGATACTCGTACAGGTGACTCGCAGAATAACCATGATGGTGCGTGGTCGAGCTACACTGTCTATCTCGAAGACGCTACTGACAGCATCATCGGTGTTCTCAAGACACATCCGCTGACGATCCGCAGTGATCATTCGAGCCTGACGTGCAACATCGCTGTTCGTCTTGACAATACTGCTGGCGACGCCGGTGCGACGATCTATATCAGTGACGTTTCGCTGCGCAAAGTCGGAACTCTTTCGTAATGTCGCTACGCACCAGCACAAAGCGAGTCTACAAGCTACGTGAAGGCTCTATTCACGAGAGGTTTGACAACTCGCGTGCGAAGATACAGTTCTTCGGAGGCGGTTTTGCGAATGGCAAGACCGCTGCTGTGTGCGTGTTGAAGGCATTGAAGGTTGCGAAGGACTATCCTGGGGCTAACATCCTCATGGCACGTTCGACTTATCCGAAGCTGAACGATACGCTGCGTAAAGAGTTCTTGAAGTGGTGCCCGCGTGACTGGATCGAGTCATTTCCGATGTCAGCAGGCGGAACGAATACATGTACTCTAAAGAATGGGACAACCATCAACTTCCGTTACGTGGCACAGCAGGGTAAGAGCGAAGAGGCAACTACTTCGAACCTGTTGTCAGCTACGTATGATCTAATCGTCATCGATCAGATCGAGGACCCTGAAATTGTTGAAAAGGATTTTGACGATCTACTCGGACGCCTTCGCGGCATGGCTCGTTACGCTGGTAATGACAGCACTATGCCTGCTACTGGTCCTCGGTGGCTTGTTGTTACGAGCAACCCCACAAGGAACTGGGTGTACCGAAAGCTCATCAAGCCGCTCCATACTTACAAACGAACAGGCGCTAAGACTAAAGACCTTATAGTCGACGTAGACACTGGCGAACCGCTGATCGATCTGTTCGAAGGCTCTACGTACGAGAACAAAGAGAACCTAGAGGCTGACTTCATCAAGACACTCGAAGCCACGTATCGAGGACAGATGCGTGATCGCTTCCTGATGGGACAGTGGGCTGCATATGAAGGTCTTGTTTATCCCGGTTTCGATGAAACGCAACACCTTGTCTCTGCCGATCGCATTCGGATGTACCTATCCCAACTCAAGCGAGAAGGATACGACATCGAGTGGATCGAAGGATACGACTACGGACTTGCGCAGCCGGCTTGCTACTTGCTCTCGTTTGTTGATCCCTATGGAAACGTGATTGTCTGCGATGGCTTCTACGAGGCAGAGCTGTCCGTAGCTGCACAAGAACAGATGATCAAAGAGATACGTACTGCGTGGAGCATGAAGCCGACGCAGGCTGTGCTTGCTGATCCGTCGATCTTCAAGCGGCAGGCTGGTGACAAGTACACAGTCGGTAAGACGATTGCGCAGATGTTCGATCTACAGATGCAACGAGGCAACAATGACAAGATCAATGGCATTGTTAAGGTCTCGTCTTACCTACATATTCAGGAATTCCACATCAGTCCCTTCACCAAGACAGGACCTGCTCCGTATCTCTTCTTCTCAGAAGAACTTGAGTTCATTCCGACAGAGTTCGGAGACTACTACTGGAAGAAAGACAGCAAGACCGGAGAGCCGTTAGACGAGCCGAATGATCGTCGTGATCACGCGATGGATACTATCAAGTATCTCCTGTCACGTCGGCCGAAGATCAGCGGACTGTCTGCTACGATCCGCAAGCAGATGCCGAAGTATCTACTGTGGGGTGACAGAGACATCCCGACGAGAGAAGGTCGTGCAAACCGTCACTTCTCAGGATTGAACTGATGGCTTCTCTACGAGACGTGCTTCTTCGGAAGCTGGCATTGAAAGTAGAACACGGTGGTCTACAGGCATCTCCGAAGTCTGTGGATCAGATCGTTGATCGTGTTGACAGGTTCTCGAATGAGATGCCTTATGCATCGAGGATTGTCGATCCGAATGAACTGGCGAAGGGTTTTATTGACAGTCAATATGGCGGTGGCGGCTACATGGCTATTATGCCTCCTAGTAGCTTCCTGAACCTCGCATCACCGATGAACATGGACCCGTATGATTTTCAGAAGTTCAAGAGACTAGAGGGTCTGATCCGAGAGGGCACACCGTTCGACGACTTGCCGTATCTAGAATACGACAACCCTGCGTATCACGGGCTCGACAATCCGAATTCGGTTATGATCGGCAGCCATGAAGGACGGCATCGGTCATTTGCTCTGTCGAACATCGGTTCGAATGTACCGGTTCGTATGTACGATATGACTGTGCCTGATGTCGGTGACTTGAAGCCGGATACGAACGTCATGGCACAGTACTCGCCGCATCCGACCGTTGGTTCTGTCAACGATCTGATGAAACTGTTCAGCATTGGTGGCCTTGGTGTCACCGCAGGAGGGCTCGTAGATGGCTCGCAAACCCCCGAAGAATAATGTTCCTGCTGCTGACGATCAGGAGGCGATTGACAACAATCCGCAGCTTCAACAGTCGTTGGAACGTGGCGGTGTTGCTGCGAAGACACCGAAGGGTTCTACGAAGAAGCAGCCGATCTACAAAGTAGTCGGGGATAGCAAAATCCCTGTGTCGAAGTCGTTTGGCAAGATGGCCAAGGGACGGATCGATGCGGCGAAGGCTGCTCGTAAGGAGAAGGGCATCGAAGAAGTCTGGAGAGAGGCTGTTCGTTATTACTGTAACGATCAGATGATGCATCGAGATGGCATCGACTCGGAGGCTTCTGGCAACCGTGTGCTGGCTCGTCGTGTCAATGACGCATGGACGGAGACTGAGAACGTTGTCTTCGCTAATACGTCGACGATGCTGCCGGTCCTGTACGCTAAGAACCCGCAATGCGAGGTTACTGCGACAAACCAGGACCTGAATGACTTTGCTGATGCTCTCGAAGACTTCATCAATGCAATCATTGCAATGAAGGCTCCTCGTGGCATCAACTTGAAGCCCAAGGCTCGACGCTGTGTGCTCACTGCGCTACTGACTAACAGAGCGTACATCAAGATCGGCTACACGTTCAAAGACATGGCGTCTGATGAAGCCGTCAAGCAGTTGAACGATCTTGCTAAGCAGTGGGAGAACGCTAAGTCGGCTCAGGATATCGAAGTTATCGAAGGCCGTATTCAGGCTCTTGAAGACGTTATCGAGTTGACGCAGCCGGAGGGTCACACTGCGAAAGTCGTCTCTCCGTTCAACATCTTTGTCGATCCTGAGAGCGAAGAGACTGACTTCTCTGATGCGAATTGGATGACTGAGGTGGACTTCCTGCCGACAGCGTTCGTCAATGCGAAGTACTTGAAACAAGTAGACGGCAAAGAGTACGCGTCACTCTTCGAGCCTACGCATATCATCAAAGCCGGTACTGATCCGAACAGTGCGACACTTGACGATGAAGTGAGCAACTTCTCTCTGTTCGAGAAGGAAGACGGCGGCAAGGGCGACAAGTACGGCTACGACAGTGACGAGGCGTACGAGCGTGCCAAGATGACCAAAGTCTGGTGGTACTGGGACAAGACGACGAAGCGTCTGTTCCTGTTCCATGACAAAGACTTCACGTGGCCGCTGTGGGTATGGGATGACCCGTACAAGTTGACACGGTTCTTTCCGTACTACTGCCTCGAATTCCATGTCGAACCCGAGGGCGGATACTCGAAAGGCGAGGTTACGTACTACCTCGATCAACAGGATGCAATCAACGAAATCAATGATGCCGAGAGACGGGCTCGTGGCAATGTTAAGAACAACTTGTTCTTCAATAGCGCCGTCGTTGATCGAGATACCGTTGAGCAGGTCCTTAAAGGAGCAGATGGTACTGCCCGTGGGATCGACCTTGGTGAAGACGGACAGACGAAGCTCGGAGATGTTCTCTTCGCATGGGCACCTGATTACAGTAAACACGCCGAACTATTCCAAGGAGGGATAGATCGCAAGCTACAAGCAATTGCTCGTATCTCTTCCGTCAACTCCGTCCTTGCTGGTCAAGAGTTCAAGACCAACACGACTAACAAGGCAGTTGACAGTTATCAGATGGCTACTGAAATCAGAGTCGATGAGAAGACAGACCTCATCGAAGACTGGCTCGGAGACATCTGCCTCGGACTGATGGAACTGTGTGTACAGTATTGCACTCCTGACCGCATCTCGTCCGTCATTGGACGCAGTGCGCAGCAGTACTGGAGCAACATGTCTCCAGACGAGATGTACACGACGTTGAACTTCCAGGTCGTAGGAGGTTCTACGGACAAGCCGACGTCTCGTGCAAAGAAGAAAGAGGCTATTGAACTCGGACAGGTGCTCGGACAGTTTGTTCAGGCATCTCCTGCCGTTGTCATGGTTATGTTGAAGGTTATGGAACAAGCCTTCGATGAAGTCGTGATGACTGATGAAATGTGGAAGGCTGTCGAACAAGGTGTTGCTCAAGCTATGGCTCCGAAACCATCAACGGACGTTGGTCAGAACGGTGCTCCAGCAGAAGGCGATCAAGGCAGCCAACCGTCACCGGAAGCTCAGGCACAAGTTCAGCAAGCTATTGCGAAACTTCCTCCGGCAGCAAAGCAGAAGCTAGAGGAACTGGTGCAGAGAGGAATGCGTCCGTCTCAGGCGTTGCAGACGGTTATGCAGGCTGTACAGAACGTGCAGCAAACAGCAGGCAACGCGTAATTTACCAACACGGGGAGAAGTGTTGTGCCGAGAGAAGTTAGTGCAAGTGCAGAAGAAGCCCTCTTGAGTAACATCCCTGGTCTCGATGATGAGACTGGTGGCGGTACTACCCAGGAGACCACTGGTGAGACATCTGAGACTACGGAAGAGAACGCTGTCGCAGAGACTGGATCAGAAGGTGAGACTACAGAAGAAGTCTCTACACAAGAACAGTCTGGAAATCGCAGAGGCACTGTCCCTGACACTGGTCGTCAACAGCAGACAGGAAAACAGCAGCAACAGCAGAAAGTCCCGCCGAGACAGCCTGCTAATGCTGCCGGCGATCTTGTTGACCCAACAGGACGAGTAATCGCTCGTGCTGGTAACGAGCGTCGTTTCTACGAGAGTTGGCGGAACGCGTCTATTCAGTTGCAGAAGATGCAGCGTGATCTCGGTACACGAGACACCCGCATTCA